GTCATGTCGGGGTATCCGTCTGGAGACAGACGATAAGTTTCGTCCAGCCGCCATTTTCGACGTTCCAGGCGCCAGACACCGGGCCGATGACTTTCCAGTTCTGCACGGCCTGTCCTTGGAACGGGGCGAACTGTAGTAGGTCGCCGCCTTGCTGCGTGACGCGTACAATTTGCTGCGTGTCGCCATACATGAAAATCGTGCGGAACGTGCCCTGCATATTCAGTTTTTCGACGTGCCGCAATTCCTCTTTCCCTAGGGGCTGAATCTGGATACGCACGGCCACGCCTGCGGCATAGCTCGGCGTCTGCGAGAAATCGGCATTGACGGTGTTGCCAGCGCTGCGCAGGAACAACGCGGGCCGATCGGCATTTACCGAATTGATCGCGCCACGAACGATGCCGTGTAGATTCATAAAACGTCAGTACCCTTGCTCATTTCGGCTTCACCTCGTAATCGGGCGCGCGTTGCATGTCGCCCGAATCCACGAGAGGCTTGTCGAACCCCTTAATCTTAATTGTCAGCGGTGCATTGCCCGGGCTCGTCCATTGCGCAATTTCACTCTCAAGATCGTCCCGCATGGACTGCCCGAGGAGGCCGAGCGCTTTTTGGCCGTCGTAATTCGCCGCGACGACGGCCTTACCGAGTCGGTCGCCCCACTGCGGGGAATATTTCTGAATCGTGGTCCGAAACGCCGGGCGCGCGGGCGCGCGGGTCGTCCCGTACTCATTCCAGAATGCGACTTGCGCAATCGACAGTTCCGGCTGAACCGTGGGTGCGGCCTTGCTGCCGACGGCCTTTAAGAATCGCGCGTTCGTTTTCTGCGGGTACTTCGAGCCCTCCAAAAATCCCATGCGCAAAACGCCGCCGTTCGTAATTTTATGCTCGATAGATTTCAATGCCAGGGCGAGTTTCTTGCCGCCAACAACGTGATTTTTAGAAGCCACGCGGGCCGCCCGGGCCCCACGGGGGGATGCCGTACCCGGCAAGCGGGTCATATGCGTCGGCCGGCGCCGGCACGAAAATCGCCGTGCGGTACCGGGCCGTCATCGTCCAATATTGCGCGCCGTACTTTGTCTGCACGAAATACGCTTGATTCGCGTTCGGCGGCGCGGCCCATTCACTCGATACCGATACGTCGCCCTCGGCCGCCTGATTGATCCGGCCGACGATGCCCAAGGGCGGCGATACGTTCGGCACGCCGGGCACAATGAACGACTCAGACGTTACCGTCTGCGAAACGTTGAGATTGTAGGTACCGATGCCGCCCGTGCCCGTCCCGAGACTGGAGATAACCGTGCCGGGCACAATCGTACCCGCGGGGCCGTCGTAGAGTGCGGACCCGACCGCAAGGGCGCCCTGCGTCGCCTGCGTGACCGTGAGCACCGTTCCGGCAATCGACCCGACGCCTGTAAATGCCGGCGACCCCACGCCGCCGTCGTTCACGCCCTGGAAAATTGTCGCGATATGCGCCGTCAAAAGGTACAGCAAGAACATACGCTGATTCGCGTCCCGCACCCGAGAACAGCATGTGTTGTTCAGCAGGAACGTGGCGCCCGTGAAATCGTTCGCCAATGACTGCGGGGCGGCACTATTGATGCCCGTGAATTCCGGGTACGACGCCAAGAACTCGGCCGCCGAATAACTGACGACGCCGAACACGGGCTGAACAGTCGTACACGGATTCACGGGCATGGCTTAGCCTCGGTCCTTTTTGAAATCGGCCGTTTCGACGTCTTTGACCGGCTTGCCGTCAATCACGGGCCGCTCGTCGCCGTCCTTGTTTTTGACGAGTTTGATGGGGGACAGAATGGAGGGTGCCTGCGATGCGTCCATCGCTTTGACTTGCGCGTCGGCCTCGTTCGCTGCCTCAAACAGAATTTCATTCTTGAGCAACCATGAACGGCTGTGTTCGGCTTTCCACTGTTCCCACGCAGCTTTGTTCACGCCCCGATTCAAGTACGGTCGGTCGGAACTCACGCCGGCCGGCATTTGCAAGCCAGTCGTGTTGTGGTGGTGCCATCCCTTCAATACGATCCGCTCGTAATTGTCCAAGCGCTTGACCATCGTGAAATACTTCCCGTCGGGCGTCTTTTCGAGCGTCTGTAGGCCGACTTCGAGCGTAATGCCCGAGGGCAGCTTGCAGCCGATAATCACGGTCTCGCCGCGCGTCTGCTTGACGGCCTCGGTTTGCGTGGGCGTTACCGCCGGGGGCGGTTCTTTCTTTTGCTGTTCTGCCATGGTCCTAAACTCCTATCTATGGTGTAAAAATCGCATTACTCGAAACAATCGCCAGATTGCCCGGCGCAGCAATTGAGCATACCCGAAATGGCGTAATTTCGGTATTCGCCGCCGGCCCGGATATGGCCTGCCCGTCCACGAGGGACGCGTACACGCTGTCGCCATACAACGCGCCGGCTGCGAATCTCATCCAAAAATTACCGCAGGCATGCAACGTAACCACGAGGCCCGGCCGCACCCGGAGGCCGCCGGCCGGCAGTATCGTCGGATCCATGAATTGCCACGACCACGAGGCGCGCGGCCCTGCGAGGCCCCGAGGGCCGCCCACAACGCCGCCGTTGGCCGCGTTCAGCGAACGGAACGGAACGACCACGCCGGACACGTCGTCGGACGCCACGCGGGTATTGTTTACGAGACCCGTAGCCGAGTTCAGCCAACCGAAACGGCCTTGGATTGTGCCGGGCGTGTTCGACCGCGGGGCGCCCGGGCCGGCCGTGACTGACGCGAACGGTGGCCGCAGTTCGAGATTCTGTAGAAGGGGGGCGGATGCGAACGCCCCTTCATACGCACTGATTGCGTTTATTCTGTTTTCTGATATGCTATCCGACATGGCTTTCTACCACGGAAAACCCTGCCGGCGCTGCGGGAAGACATTGCGCTACGATTCGAGTTCCAATTGCGTGAACTGCGCTAAAGGCGATGCGACCGCCCGGTATGAACGTGCCATAGGCGCGACGCCACCCCGCCGTAAATCGAGACTTGCAGTTGAACAGACGCGATTGACTGGCGAGATGACTTTTATCGGTGGCGATTGCGCCCGGTCTCACGGGGGGTTGCGATACACGGCCGGGGGAACGTGCGTAGATTGCGGGCGCCTGCGCGACGCCGAGCGATACAGCGAACGGAAATCGGCGCAGTCTACGCCAGATTGGATCAATGAATCCGCGGTTTTGGAAATATACCGCGAAGCTAAGAGGCTCACTAACTTGACCGGGGTCGTGCATCATGTTGACCATGTGGTGCCCCTGCGTTCTCCGTTAGTCTGTGGCCTCCATTGGGAAAGAAACCTTCAGGTTTTGCCGGCCACCAACAATATCCGTAAGGGGAATCGTTGGTGGCCGGACATGCCGTAGGCTTACGCCCCCACCATTGCGGCGACAAAAACAGGCCGGTAGACGATAGCCCCCCATGAACCCTGGGATTTTTTTTGTTCCCACGAGCTCGTCTTGGTCACGATCGCGTGGGCGCGCATCTTTTCAGTGAACCCGGCCTCGACGGTCCGCTGACCCTCAACGCTGTCCGCGATCAACTGCACGAATTCCGTTCCGCCCGCGCCGCCGCCGCCGTTGATGGCGAATTCGGGTACGGTCACAATCTTGATGTTGGGGAAGTTCGTCTTGATGAGCGTGTACACATTCACGTTGTACAGGTTCGTGTTGTTGAAATTCATCACGTTGCCCGGGCTGATACCCATGGTCATCGGGGTTTCAGCGTCCACGAGGCCATTGCCCTGCGCAACCATTTGCTGCACGAGACGCAACACGTCCGCGTAGATGAAATCGCCGGCCGCGCCAAACCAAGTTCCGGTAACGGCAATCGGATTCGGCAGCGACGGGTCGTTCGTCCCGCCGTAGTTCTGCAATCCGGCCACGCCATACAGGTAGGTGAGATTCTGAAATTTCTTTAACGCCAGGGCCGAGGCCATGTTGACTTGGTTGGCCTTGTCGATTTTGGCCGCTGCCGCCCGCGCGAGTTCCCGCTCACCCCAACGAGTGTTCGTCTGGTAGTGGTACGACTGCCGCTGCGGGAAATTCTCATTCGAATTCGACATTCCGTCCTGCGAGAAATCGCCGTAGCTGGCAACTTCGCCGGTACGCTCGGCCATCAAGAACATTGCGGTATCGTCGACCCATGTGCCCTTTTTGGTCTCGCCGTAGAGTTCCGCGGCCTTGGTCGGGCTCACGAGCACTTCGATGATACTCGGGTCCACGTAGGTGGTGAACAGCGACGGAATGCCGGCATTCGCCGCAGTAATAAGCGTCGGCTGCGCGTCGAAACTCATGGAGCGGTCCATAAGCGCCATGCCGCGGGCTTCCTGCATGAGGCCCGACATAAAGTGTATGCCGTACCGGCGGCCCAAATCGGCATGGTCGATTGCAATGCGGGTCATGTTTGCTGTTTCCTGTTTCGTCAGTTCAAATCAAAAATTAGGTTACGTTCGCGCTGATCTTGGCGACGCCCGCGCCGGCCAGCGTGATCGGCCCGACCGTAAAGCCGGTCGAAATGTTCGACGGCCCCGTGATCGTTTCAGACGCGGTATGGAACGGCACGCCGCCCGGGATCAATAGTCCGTAGGTGCCTACGCCGCCGGTTCCCGTGCCGAAACTGGCAATCTGCGTGCCGGCTGTCACGCCGCTTCCGGAAATGACATCGCCGATCGAAAGACCGCCGTCGGCGACCGCGGTAACGTTCAATGTCGCACTGGCAGTCGTCGCGGCCTGCGTGACGATCGTCCCCGGCGAAGTGCTCAAGCTGTACGTACTGCCGACTGCACCCGGGGTACCGGACAAAAGCGCGGTAACAGTCGTGCCGCTCGTCACGGTCGCGGATGTCACGACGTCGCCAACTTCAATGATGCTGCCGGCGGTCTGCGTGACCACGGTCATAACATCAGTAGCGAACGACGCGGTACCCGTGAAACCCACGGAGCCCGTGAACGAATTCGTGGACTGCATCTGCGGGGCGCCCGTATCTTCGTCGGCATATACCGTGGCAAGTGCCGTGGCGCCGTCCGCGAAGTAGGCCCAGAAATCGCCGCCGTCAAACAGCGTGACCATGAAACCCTCGGGGACAACCAACGTGTACTCGCCGAGGAACTGAGTAATCAGGGCCTGTTCATTGCGGCCGAGAAACCCAATCTGCCAACCCGCCTGGTACGACTGCGACACTTGGCCGGCAGGACCGACCCACGCGAAGTTCCCGACGACGAGGCCGCCGGCCGGCGCGACCAACGCACCCGGGCCCGCAAGCACAGACGAAAACGGGTTGGTGCTGGCAAAGTCACCCCGGACGCCGGGCGCCTGAGTGTTGTTGATCGTAGCTTGAAAGGGCATGTTTGCTGTTCCTGTCTATTTGAATCGAGAAAATTGGCGCCTTACTTGAGGCGATTGTAACCCGGGATCGCGGAGGCCATTGACGTGACGCGCGCAGCATCGGTCGCCATCGTGGGCGTTTGCGCCTCGACCGCGCGGGCCGCAAGTTTGAGCATCGCGGGGAACGCTGCGGCAGGGACGCCGGCAGTATCCACGCCCAACTTGGCAAGAGCCGCGCCGTAGTACGCCTCGGCCGAGTCGTACGCGACCACGCCGAGAATCGGTTCGACTTCGCGGGCCGCGGCGTGCTTCGCATCGTTCGCGGCAATCAGGGCCGCAACGCCTTTCGTGTCCATGCCTTTCTTGTCCTTCGCGGGCTCGGCGCCGCCGGCACCCGAATTTCCGTTCGCGGATTTCTTGGGCTGGATATCGTCCATGCCGTCAACGTCTTCGTCTTCGGCCTTGTCGTCCTCTTTCGAATCCTTGGCCTTTTCCTTGGGAGGAAACTCGTCTTCTGCGTTCGTGCCCTCGGGATCGTCCTTCTCGTCCTTGGCTTTGTCCTTCGCCTTGTTCTCGATTTCGACCGGGCCCAAACCGCCCTCGTCCTTGCCCTTTTTGTCGGCGGCGATACACGCGGCCATGATTTGCGCCTCGGTCGGCTTTGCGTCGGTGGCGAGGAGGGCGGCGACAGCCGCGGCGACTTTTGACAATTTCATGGGGTTTCGTGTTCCGTTGGAAGTGTGACAGAAATCTCAGTAGCGACGATATTACGACAACGGGCGAACGATATGCAAGGCAGCGTCTACCCGGCGGGTTTGAGTAGGTACGCGACGACCCGTAAGATCCCCGCTAAATTGTCTCCGAATTTTCCAAGACTCGTATTGCAATCGAAACATAGCCAGCCACGAAAAATACCCGTTTCGTGGCAGTGATCTAGATGCTTTGCCCGTCGGCCGCATCCTGCCTCACAAAATTCTGGCATGGGCCGCGTAGGCTCCGGCAGCCCCGATAGTCGACGGCGCAATGCTTTGACTTGGGGCCTTGCGTTGTATTCTTTCTGCCGCGCTGAAATTGCGGCGCGATTTTTCTTAGAGTATTCGCGGAAACCCGCTAAGTTACGATCCCGGTTTGCCGCGTGCCGGGCTCGTGCATCTGCTAAATTCTTTTCTCGACGTGGGCCTGAATATCGACGTTTATCTCGGGCCCGATATTTTTCAGGGTTAGCTTGACGGTATAGCCGGGCATTGTCCGCCGCACAACGTTTGCAAGCTCCGTACTTATTTCGCTGCCCTACGTGGCCGTTTTTACAGGTTGTCATCCCGTAATTTTAGCACTGTTGACGCACGTGTCAATTTAGAATCAGCCACGCAAACATCAGGGCCGGCGCGGCCGGCTTCAACAAGCGCAATATGATTGCAAACGATTTGCGTCATACGAATATCGTACTTTTCGCCCTCGGGAGATGTACCTGGGGTTACGTCCGGCACATACCGGTAGCCGCAACTAATCTCCCTCTGGCTGCCAGACTCGATTGCCTCAATACCTTCGCGCGTCCAGATTGTAAGGTCCGCGTCGAGGTAAGGGTGCGTGAATCGCGCGTTGCTTGCCGTGCCGACGGTCAGGAATTGCTGCGGGCTGTCAGCACTGACGGCCACGTGCTGCATGAGCAACGGCACGCGATTATAGGTTTCCTTCGCAGCCTGAATTTCCGCGGCGTCGCGGTACAGGTTGTAAATCTTGTCGGGCTTGAGGCCGAGGGCTTCACTGTTCGGGATTTCGGCGCCGAGGTACGGGCAGACGTTGGCCTTTGTGATATGGCAGCCCGTGACCACGAGATGCCCGTCGATAGTCTCCATGCGCCGATCGAACGCTAGGCGTCGCGCGCTGTCCATGGCCGCGCAGTCGTTTTCTACGTCCTCGTCGTACTCCACGTCGCAATCACGGGCCCGGCTGCCCGACACGGCACTGTCGACCATACGCTGCGCGCGTTCCATGCTCGGCGCCTTGCCCACGTAGTTGCCGCTCGAATCGAAAACGTTGAATGATGCCCCGTCGCGTCGGATGACATGCGATTTATAGCGGGTTTCTTCGTCGCGCGCTTTGGATTCCGCGATCGCCACGGCCTGACGCTCGGGCTTGCCGGCGGCACGTTCCGTTTTGATGTTGGCCGAGATTGCGGCCTGAGACGAACCAGATTTAAGGGGCATCCCATGAGGATACCCGAAACGGCCGTGGACTATCTAGCGCGACCCGCCGCGGCACGTAACAGCGGAGTCTCGCGTGCGGGCGCCTGCGTATCGAACGCCGGTATGATTGCCTTGGAAGTACAGCGACAATTGATGAGCTCGCCGGGCAAAATATACTTGCCCTCGGCGCTGTCGTACATCCCTTCCGCCAGCCGATAGCGCTTCCCCGACATCGCAACGTGGGTAGCGCGCGGTACCTTGCCGCCGGCTGAGTGCTGCCAATACGCCTCGGTTATGCCGAGTTCCTGCCGGCGGGTTTTTTCAATGATGGCCTTGGCTTTGTTGTTTTGGTCGCGCGCAATCAGTGCCGCACGTTCGCGCGTCACGCCGTAGGTTTTCCGTAAATCGGTCGACAGCGTATGCATGTCGGCGCCCTTCATCACGGAACCCCATACCTTAGATTCGACAGCTTTTAGGTATTCAGCGGGGATCGATTTGATAAGGTTTACCTGTTCAGCGACCACGGCCTGATACGCGGCGCGACTGCCGGGCGTCGGGCTGAATTTGACCGTGAACCCGGCCTCACGCAGGGCCGCGCGCATCTGCGTCTGTGTGATATTGAACGACTTTTTGGCGAACGCCGCGCCCAAGTCAAGGGACAATTTGTCGAACCTGGAGACCCATAGGCCACCCCATTTACGCAGGGCGGCGCGTAGCAGTATCGAGGGGTTGGCGGCGTCGTGGGCGAATTCCTGCGGCTCAAGCGACCCATACGCCGCCAGCACATGGCGCGATATTTCGGCCTGCATCGCGCTAACCGCCTCGTCAAGCTCGGCGAAGTACCACGCGTGCACGGATGCACTTGCGTGGATCGCCGTCAGCGTGACGGGCTTACGACTGTTCGGGGGCGGATCGGCGCGTAGTTTCGGCACGGGTGTCAGATATCGAATACTGTTTCGGGGCATGGTCCTTGAACAGTTCCACGAGCCAAGCCTGCTTTTTTTCGGCCGCGTCAACTAGTTCGGCCATAGCGTTTTCGTTCGGGCATGGTGGCCGGTCGTCCGTGAGTTTGCCGTATAGCATAGCGTCTCGAATGATCGCAAGGCACGCCATGGCACTGTCAATATGGTGCACAGTCGTCGCTACGTCCTCATCCTGCCCGCCCCACCATTTCTTGAGGTGCCGGCGACACGCGGCATGATAGATACGGGCCGATACGCCAGCAATGCGCCAATTGAATCGACCATATTTGACGGCGCCCTCGGTCAGCGCAATCGCGAGGCCGACCACGGCGGAATCGGGCACGAGGCCGACATCGATTTTTCGCGACCCGATTTTGTCTTTCGGGTTGACCGAAAGTTTCGTTGCGTTCGCGTCGGCGCCATTCATTTCGCCGGCACCGATACCCACGCAAGCGAGGTGCGCGACTTGGTCGAGGTATCCGCCCACACGGCGTTATCCCAACACAACCCGTTGTCAGGATGCGTGACCCAAAAATTTTGCGAGGCAGGTTCGAAACCGAAATTGTTGTCGGCAGCGTATTCGTCGTATCCTTTCAACGATCCATTGCCGCGGAGCCGCGCCGTCAACATACGCTTGTGGAAATGGCCGAATTCCATCACATCATAGTCTTGCCCAACAGCAGCATTACGAGTGTTTTTCTTCTGTTCTCCACGTGTGACGGGACCGAGCGGACCAATAATTCCGTCACCTCCGCGGAACTGATCGCCATGCGTGAGGAGGTACCGCGTCCCGTAAATACGATACAAAGCATCACTGCCGTCCGGAATGTAGAACGTGACACGCTTGTCGTCCTCGAAATGATGGGCCAAGAACTGGTACAGGAGCCAGCCGAACGAGGTGTGGTTGCGATCTTTCGACCAAATCTTTTTCGTGTCGCGGTCGTGATTACCCGAGACGCAGGGTAGGAACACGTGCCCGAACGTATCGGCAAGCAGCGTGATTGCCCCGACCAAATGCCGGTAGATATCCATCAGCGTCGGCATGGTGTTCAGTTCATTCGTCGCCGCAAGCTCGTCATGAATATTGCCGCTGATGATATCGCCGCCCAACGGGCAGACGATGCCCGGGTAGCTCATGCTTGGGTCAATGATCTTGCAAAGGAAAATCGTCGAATCAATCACGGTACGCAGCCGGCGGCGCGCGATGGCGAGATTGTACGAATTGACGCCGCCAATCTGCGAGGCGCGCACCGACTCACCCCAATGCAAATCGGATAACATAATCTTGGGCACGCCCGGCGCCTTAGCCTTTTTCGGCTCGTATACCCACGTAGGCAACTGCAGTTCGTGCGTTGCCAGCTTGGCCGTGCCCACGAAATCACGCAAGGCACTCGCCGTGCTTGCCTCCGTTTGGGCCTCCTCTAGCTGCTTGCGTAGGTCCGCAATGATCGTTGCGGGATCGTGTAGTGCCTTGAACTCGGCCGCCGTGCGTGCCTTTGACATGGTCGATTATTCCTCGGATTTGGGGCGTAGACGAGCCGCTACCTTAGCATTTCCGAACCAAACACGCTTGGCGGTTTTATTTCCGCCCTGCACGTTCGGCGGGATAAACCAATGCTGCTTGAACTGATCGCGGTAGTCCGCGAGTTGAGCCCCCTGCAGGCCGCATAATGCGCGAAACTCCTCGTCCGCCGCGTGATGCTCGGGGCCAATCTTAAGCAATGCCTGGAGGCCGGCCCGGATTTTGCCGGTCACGATAGTGTCGCGATCGTACATCGCCTTGAAATCTGCGGCTGTCCGGGGTTTGGTTGCTGTCGCCATGTCTGTCAGTTTCCTTTTCGTGGTTTTACAAGTGCTCCGCGTACATACCGCGGAACTGGTTTCAAAGGGTTTTCTATGAGCTCACGCACGCGGGCGCCCGTGCCCTGCGCGGCGATTCGTTCTTGCAGGGCGGCGTCGCGAACTTCGCGTAGAGATTGTTTTTTCAGTCGCACCCGCGGCCTACCGTAGACGTGCCCGAGGCTTTGTAATCCCGCTCGGCGCAGAAATCGCGCCAGTGCCGCCAGCCCTTAGGACAATGGAAACCCCATTCGCGGCGGGGCGGCCAACGCAGCCACAACGACCACACGGGGGCACTGTCCGCGTCGAGAATGATTCTATGGGGTGCCTCGGCTTTGCGGAATATCGGCCGCCACGCAGGGCGCCAGTGTGCGGCGTACGGCGTTTTCTCTATGTACCCGTAGTTCAGTATCAGACTGATTGAGTCACCGGTATGGTCATGTAACGCGCGATCCTCGTCTGACCGACACCATTTGTGCAAGGACAGTTGCCACCCGCGCCATCGCAGTAAATGCCAACGCAGGGTTTGCGGGTTGTCGCGGGGTCCGATAATCAAGTCGGGTGTTCGCATTGCCGGCGAGACTACCCCGCCGCTGATACGTGTGTCAACTATTAATCGCCGCGAGTCGTCCTTGCTCATAAATGGCATGCATCTCTGACCCGATCATGTAAGGGGGCCTATCCTCGCCCGCTTGTCCGTCAGCATAGCCGCGCGCAAACGCCAGAATTTCGGGGGTTAGGTTAATCATTTGTTTGACTTAAGCACGTCGCGGATTAAATCTTTCATGTACTTGGCATCCTGATCGTCTACTTTTTTGAGTAGCTCGAACGCCTTTTTCAATTTCTCATCCGGCACTTTACCGAGCCGCGCCAAGTCATCTTCGCGGTTTTTATGGGCCGCCATAAACTCATTGACGAACGGCGCCTTAGATACGCCGCCCTGCGTAGCGCGTGGCGATTTCTCGCTGACCGCCACGGCCTTAACGGCGCCGTACGGGTCAGCCTTTTTCTCGCCGCCTGTCATCAAGCCTGCGACTTTTTCGCTCCCCGCTTGTGCTGCTTTGACTTTCGCGGGGTCTAATTTAGCTGCAATTTTTTCATGGCCCGGATCGTCAGGTTGTCCGGCATACACATATTCTTTGGTTGTGGTTACGGTGCCCTTTGACTGCGCATGAGCGGGATCACCCGCGGTGTACTGTTTTGTTTTTGCTCCGCCCGCCGCCGTGTGAGGGTCAGCAGTATGGCCGCCTGACCCGAACTGCCCGCCGGGACCGCGTTTATGTTTCGATTCCTCGAATTTTGACTCATCCATTGTAAACTCCGCAAGCTCACTGTCGGAGTCGTCATCGTAGCCTGGATCGCCGCCGCCCTGCGTGTCGCCGTTCTCATTTCCGGCAATTGGCTCACCGGTCATAGGATCAACGTCCTGCGGGGGCTCAGGCGCCGGGCCCGTCAGGTTGGAGTAACCCGAATCCGGATCGCCCTGGAGGCGTACGCGCGCCTCGTCGGGGGATATGACGCCTGCGTTGATGTAGCCCGTATCCATGTCGGCGTCGGATTTCCGTATCTCGCTCAGTTCCTTCTCGGTCGGCTCGTCCAGCGTGATCCAGTGCACCACGAGGTCGTCGTCGATTTTCCCGTGTATCGAGCATTGAATTGCTTTCAACAGTGTTTCAAGATTCGGCTGGCCGATGCGTACCTGCATGGCGCCAACCCGGTCATACCATACCGTGATTTCGCCCTCACTGGACGCATTGAGGCCCGAGGGCGTGATACCCGTCAGCTTGACGAGGGGGATGCCCCACACGGCCGCCATATGCTCTTGAGACTGCGCCTGCAGCTTATCCAGCGACCCTAACGTGGCCTCGGCAAACTTCAACTCCTCGGTGTCTTTGTTGACGGCGTTGACGCCCTGATTGTTGCGCAGTGCTGTGAGCGCTTGCAGGCGGGCGAGTAGCCCCGAGCCCGGGTCGCCGCCCTCCTCCAGTGTCGCGCCCAAGTCCGTCGATAGCACAAGCATAGAAAAATTATTCACCAAATCGTTGACGGCGCGGCGCGTACGCAGCCACATATTGACGGCCATTTCGCCCAATTGAATCATCGATATGCCGCTGAAATTGTACGCTGGCTTGAGCAAATCGGGCACTTCGCGGCCAATGAACGTCAGGATACGATCGCTATGGGTTTTGCGGCCCATGATGTACCACGACGTGGGCTTGTAGAAATCAGTGCGCTCGGGGTACTGCGCATTCCACGAGTACGGCGTCGACCAATAGGGCTCGAAACACTGAATCGATTTCAGACTGCCGCGCGGGATGCCGGCCGGCGAAATCTCTAGTGGTAGCTGCCGTTTTTG